ATGATAAAGCAGGCACTCCTACATATACTCAGGATTTTGCTAAGAACGTAAAATTATTGATTGAAAATGACTATTATGGGCTGTATAATATGGTTTGTGGAGGGTTAACAACCAGAATTGGTGTGGCGGAAGCATTATTAGAGATTCTTGATTTGCAAGGTAAAGTAAAAATACTAAAAGTAAAAGATGGGTATTTTAAGGATACTTATTTTGCAAAAAGACCGCGAAGCGAAAGACTTATTAACCGTAGGCTAAATATCCAGTGCATTAATATCATGCGCGAATGGAAGATGTGCCTGAGAGAATATATCAAAGAATATTACAAAAACTACTTATGAAGAGCATTCCAAAAATCTGCTATATGTACTTTGGGGGTTCCTCAAACCTACCGATGTTGATGGTATTTACGGTTATTTCGTTTCATAGACTTAATCCTGATTGGCAAATTATTCTTTATCGGACGAAACAGACCAATGCAGAACTTGGCAGAAGCCCTTATGATTACAGCTATACAGGAAAAGACTATTTTCATCTTATTGAAGCGATGGATTTTGTTGAGATCAGGACTATTGACGTGGACGAACTTGGGATAAATAGAGATGTTCATTCAATATTGGGATCAGATATTTTCAGGACAAAGGTACTGTATGAAAAGGGAGGATTGTATTCGGATTTGGATGTTATCTGGCTTAAACCAATGAGCGAACTTGTAAATGCAAGTTGTATTGGCGATCCCGCAGACTTTGAATGTTCGGTGTGTTTTTACAATCTAACACACGGACATCACACCGTATCGAATCTTATAGCAAAAGCAGGGAGTCCGTTTCTTGCATCGGTGATTGAGGAACAGGGAAAGATAAGACCGCCTTATGCTGATTGTAGCTTCAGCACGTTCTTGCTCAATAGAAAATATCCTACCCTTGACACCATAACTTCAAAATATCCACGGGTGTTGGCACTCAGATATGAGACGTTTTATCCGTATTCGATATTTGAAATGGAAAGACTTTGGCTAAAAAATGATTTATTACCAATTGAAAGTAAAAATGTAATTTGTGTTCACTGGTTTAATGGGCACCCTTTAAGTGTTGAATACACTAATAGAGATAAATTTGAATTTAATTGCAGTATGACATCTATACTTAAAAAGGAGGATTATATATGATCGGTATGGTTATCACAATGTATGATGAGTTTGATATTGTTGCTCAGACAATAAATAACTGTAAATCTCATGAGGCAATAATTGTCGTTATTCATTCAGACAATCAGTCTTCGGATGAAAATTTGGAGTATATAAAGAAAAATTCTATATATATCCTGGTATCGGATCTCTCAAAAGAATTTAATAAAGTTGAACTGGGGAGTGCTTCTGTCTGTAGAAACTATAACATTGGGTTTAAGAAACTTTATGAGGTTGGGAATAATTTTGATTTTATCATCGGGATAACGGGAGATACTTTAATCAAAGATTTAAGTAAAATAATGAACATAACCGCGTCTAATCATATTGGATATGTGTTACAGGCTGTCGGGCAAACATTCCATGATAAGATTGATAATCCCTATATAGGGCAATTAACAAGAAGAGAGACTGATGAAATTACTGATATAATGCCACAGTTTTTTGTTTTTCAAGGTAAATTTGCATATGATAATAAATTGTTTACTGAAATAGTTAATATAAACAAATATACCAGCGAAGAGAATTTTGGTAATGAAATTGTAAGAACATTGGGATATCTATTTAAAGAAAAGATAAAGAGAATACACACTAATCCAAATGTTTATGATTACCATGAAGGCATTGAACTTCAAGTAAGAGGAATTGGGCATACAAGGGTAAACTTATGAAGCCTTACGAGTTACTCAAACGGTATTACAAAGAGGTCGATCAACAGATACTATCGCAGTATAAAGAATCACCTAAGAGTGTTTGGGTAAACACCGATGATAAAGATTTAATCCCTATCGAGATAAAACTGCCAGAGCCTCCAGAACCACACCTCATAGATAACTGGGGATTACAGGCACAGGAGCAGATGTGGCATCCTCCGAAACTGCCTAGGCGATTAAAGGAATTGCAGACGAAATTCGAGACTTTGGATGAGATATGGGATGAGTTAGAGGAACATAAGGACATCTATGCCGATGAGATTGAGTTCATAAGGTTGCAATGGGAAAGAAGGCTTAATGGTTACTGGTTCTGGAACAATGGAGTACCTACATACATTGATGGGTGGCATTATTTCTATTGTGGATGGTGGCATATTGACACAGGGCTTCCACAATATAGAGACAGGGACAGGAGATTTTTTCTCTTTGCCAGAAAATGTTACAAAGAAACAAAATATCCCAAGTGTGATGAAAATGGGAATGCAATAAAAGATAAATATGGCGATTACGAATGGGTAGAAACAGGTGAAAGAGTAATACTTGGATTTAATTATGCAAAATATAGACGAGAAGGAGCCACCTATAGAGCAGAAGACATAGATTACGAAATAATAAGCCGAACAATAAATGCAAGAGGCGGTATGCAATCCATGAACGATGATAAGGCAAAAATTTGCTTTATGCGCCATGTTATTGCACCGTGGAAAAAACTGCCATTTTTCTTTAAGCCAAACTATGAAGGATCGACATCTCCAAAAGCAGAATTATCATTTACTCCTACAGCGAAAAGGCTTTCATCAGGTGGTTCACGGGCAATGTCGGAGTTGGGACTTGAATCGGGGATAGATTTTGGCACATCCGAAGAGACAGCCTATGAAGGAACGAAACTTTATTTCCATCATGATGATGAGGTAGGTCGTCTCAAAAAAGGATTGAATTGTGAAGCGAGGCACGCAGTTGTAAGGGAATGTCTTATGGATGGAAGGAAGATGATTGGTTTTACTATAAAGACATCCACGGTAGGTGAGATGGAGAAAGGAGGAGGGAAGGCATTTAAAAGTCAATGTCTGGCAAGTAATTATTACCACAGAAACCTGAATGGGCAGACGGACACAGGATTGGTTAATTTATTCATCCCTTCTTATGATGGGTTATCAGGTTTTATTGATCAATACGGGATGAGTATTATTGGCACTCCCACAAAAGCACAAGCGGAGTTTATAGGCAGCAAGATAGGAGCCTATGAATACATAATGAATGAGAGGAAAAATCTTCTTAATAATCCAGAAAAGCTGTCTGTAAGAATAAGACTTTATCCCATAAGATTCGCAGAATGTTTTCGTACTGCATCAAAAGATTCGGGATTCAATTTGACAAAACTTGAAATATATATTGATGAGTTGGCTGTAAAAAAACTACCAATAGTACGTGGAGACTTCCGATGGATGGATAATGTCAAAGATTCACGTGTGATTTTTGTTGCCAATCCGCACGGCAAATTTTTGGTTAGCCACCAACTCGATTCCGGAGAGGATAACAGGCATTTTCGCAATGAAGAAGATAATCTATTGGAACCAGGAAACACGCAATGGGGAAGTGCCGGAGGTGACCCGTTCAAATTTAATAAAACAAAAGGGAACAGAATATCAAATGGAGGGGGAGCAGTCGTGAAGAAAGGTAGGATAAAAGATGGTAATTTCTCGATGAAACGTAAATTTGCCTGTACATATAATTTCCGACCTCCTGACAAAGATACCTATGCAGAAGATATGCTGATGATGTGCGTCTATTATGGGGTAAAAATATTCCCTGAGATAAACGTGTCATTACTTTGGGATCACTTTGAAAGAAGAGGCTATGTACATTATCTGCTTTATAAGTATGACCCGAAGACATTTACTCTTAGCAAAACACCCGGAGAACAGACTGGAGAGAAGATCAAACAGCAGATATTTTCCGAGTGGCAAGCGTTCATTGAGAACGAAGCGGATGAGGAAAATCACATAGAAGTCTTAGAGGAATGTAGGGATATTGACGGACCGGAAGACATGACCAATTATGACCTTTTTACGGCAGGGGGATATGCACTACTTGGCACAATAAGTGCTTACGAGGATATAGAGGAGATTGATGAGCAGGAATATACTCTGGATAGTTATCTGAGAAAAAAGACCTACAGTTCTGTAAGAATTAATTAACTTTGGTGCAAATTAACTCAAGCAATGGGACTTTCCTTAGAAAAATATGGTACAGGGGCTTATCCTTTCCCAAAGGATGAAATAGACCCGAAAGAAAAAAATGAAATTTGGGGGAAACAATGGCTACAAGCCATGTATGCTTCGTGGAGGCAAGGCAGAACAGCTATTCCGTTTAGCGAGATTGATGAGATAAATTCCCTAAGATTATTGGCAAATGGAAGACAAAACGTGCGCCAATATCAAAAAATACTCCTTGATGAGAGTGATGATAGTGGTGAGATGACGGGTTATATGAACATCAACTGGGACATACCTGCAATAATGCCAAAATTTCTTCGTGTTGTAGAGGGTATGCTTATGCAGACCGATCATCAGGTGGTAGCCACGGCCATTGACCCGACAAGCACAGATGACAGGGAATCTGCAAAACTCGACATGCAATATCGTATGAAATTCAAAGAGGCATTGTCATATATTGACAAAGCAATGGGTGTCGACACATCAGATGATTATGTGCCGGATACCATGGAGGAACTAAACTTGTATGAGGGTGCGGGAGGGTTTAAGTTATCAAAAGAGATAGAAATTGAACAGGCACTCGATTATTCATTTTATATCTCCTCATGGCAGGAAATCAAAAAACAACTTATAAGAGATGCGTGTGCAATAAACATTATTGCAACGAAAGACTATACTGACCAGTACACCAATAAAGTGAAAACGAGATATGTTGACCCGAAATATTTCATTGGGCAATATTCTCGTTATCCTGATCATCGTAATATGGAATGGGCGGGGGAGGTGACGCAGATGCTTATCTCCGATGTGCGTAAACTCAATCCTGATATTGATGAGGATATTTTGAGAGAATTGGCTAACTCATATAGTGGCATAGGAGGTAACGTGTCGCTCAGCGATTTTGTCTATGATAAAAACACCCGTGCTTCAAATTATGATAATTTTTCTATAGAGGTATTTGATGCGGAGTGGATGTCTATCAACAGCAAGTACAAGACAAAGCGCAAGACAAAATTTGGCACAATAATTCTCGGTGATGAGAAATGGGGAAAGGTCTATAATGATGAAAAACGCAAGACCGAAAAATACGATATAAAGGTTGTTTACAAATGTAAATGGCTCATAGGGACGGATTTTGTTTGGGATTTTGGTCTGCAATATGATGTCCCACGTCCCGGGAAAAAAGAAGTAGGTCTTTCCTATCATCTCTATAAACTGCCTTACAGATCACTTGTAAGCCTTTCTGAGCAGTATGTACATCAGTTCTGCTTGGCATTTTTCCGATTACAGAATGCGATTGCCATGGCAGCACCATCAGGACTCGCAATAGAGATGACTGCATTGCAGAACATGAAACTTGGTGGTAAAAAAGTGGATGAGCTCGAATTAATTAAGCTAAGAAATCAGCAAGGAACTTTGCTGTATAAAGCAACCACGCATAAAGGCATTCCAAATGTGCCGGGAGGATTTAAACCTATTCAGGAACTAGCAGGAGGGATTGGACCTCAACTTCAAGAGTTTATTCAGATTTTTGAACTTAATCTCAATGCTATCCGTGAAGCAACGGGCATAACACAGGCATCGGACGCATCACAACCAGACCCTAACACACCTGTAGGGAACAATAAGATGGCGATGGCAGCAACGAATAATGCCCTCAGACCTCTTTACAGCGCATATCTGAACATCAAAGAGAACACGGCAAAGAATATGTCACTAAGGATACAACTGCTCGTAAAACATAATAAAGAGGCTTATAAGGGATATTTGCCTGTTTTGGGGACAATGGGTGTGCAGATAATAAGTGCAGGAGCAGATACGGTAGATGCGGATTACTACATCAAATATGAAGCTAAGCCGACTGATGAACGGAGCAATGACATCAAACAGGCAGCTATGAGAGCATTGACACCTGATAAAGACGGTACGACAATGATTCAGATGGCTGACTTTTTGATGATAGACAGGTTACTTGAATCGGGGAACTTAAAATATGCCGAGGCTTATCTGAATTACAAGAGCAAACAAAACAAAGACAAACAGCTAAAATTACAGAGAGAAAATATGCAACTCGATGGGCAACGAGAACAGAATGCCGTAAAGATTAAGGAAGAACTCGCTCAAGCGACAGAAAAGATTAAGACAGACGAAGCAATAAGATTATATCAAGCGAAAGTTTTGATTGACGAAAAAGCGAAACAAAGCGAACATGAGCGAAAGAAAGAGTTACTTCAACTTGAGGGAGGTGTCGATATTCTCAAACATGGGGCAAAATCGCAGATGCCTATTGAACAACAGTAAATTATTTATATATTTGTAAACTTAAAACTATGAATTATGGGAAAAAATGACGGCAGAGATGAAGAAATAGACGCTTTAACAGATGTCATGGGCGGTGATCCGGCAGCCATCGCAGAACAAATTTTAGTTAAAAGAGGTGGTGGCACACCAAAGCCACCAGAAGAAAAAAAGCCTCCAGAAGAGAAAAAACCACCGGAGGAAAAGAAACCTCCAGAAGATAAAAACAAAGAAGTACCAAGTCCAGAAGCTATCAGAGCTGCCATGCTGAACGAGATGTTCGGAGAGCAGTATAAGACAGTGGAGGATTTTAAAAAAGCAAATATACCTGAAGCACTAAAGGAACGTGACTCTCTGAGACAGAAGGTTACGGAACTTTCAGAATCATTAGCGAAAAAACCAAAACACGCCTTTGCAAGTGACGACATTGCGAAGTTTAATGAGTTTGCACGTGAGACAGGTATTAAAGATGCGGGAGTCTTCAATAAACTGCACTCTTCGGATATTGCAAACATGGATTCCATGGATGCGCTTATTCTCCAAAGAGTGATTGAAGGAGCAAAAGAAGGCAAAGCATTGGCAGGAGAGGAGCCACGGGTACGAAGGACGCTCGAGAAGAGATACAACGTGGACTCTAAAAAAGTTGAAGCAGGAGATATGACGCAGGAAGATTATAACGATAATCTTTCAGAGATGAAAGATGACGCTATGGTTGCTAAAAATCAACTACTTGATCTGAAAGCGAAAATCAAAATGCCTGAGCCTATTGTGGAAGAACCACAGGGCAAAAAGAAATGGACACCTGAAGTCGAAGCCACGCAAAAAGCTAACTGGCAAAAAGTAAGTGAAAAGATGGGAGAGACATTTGCGCAAATCCCTATCCTTATGGAAGGGGCAAAAGAACCAATTGCAAACTTTGTATTACCAGAGGATGTGAAGAAGGTTATTAGCAAAAACGCTCTTGACTATGTTATTAACAACCAGATGGAAGTTAATGAAGCAAACGTCAGAAGTGTTGCTATGCAGATGTACTCCGATGCGGTACTTCCAAACTTTGATAAGATTGTGAAGGTCATATTTGATCGCGCACGATCTATGACAGAAGAGGAACTGCTAAAGACTTACAGTAACCCGTCTGATAAAAACAAAGATCAACCACCTTTGGCTGATCAGCCATTATCAGATGAAGCCAAAGCCGATAAAGCGTTTGATGCTGAGATGAAAAGGTAATTTTTTGAAAACACAGTAATCACAAGAGGCAATATATTTTTAGTAATCACCATTTAAAACCAAAACAATGGGACCAGATGCTATTGCAGCGATATATGCCTCTGACATAGTTTCAGGCTTTGACATATACAAGCCAGAAAAACTCAATGTACTTTTTAGCAGGTACGGAGATCAGGGAGCGTCATTCTTCCAGTTACTTCGATCAATGGGATTTGAAGAGCCGGTAGCACTTGACACTTATGGACACTATGAGGAAAATCATATCCACACAACTATACACAACCTGAATGCCGTTGTTGTTTCCGCAGTAGGGGCAACAGCGTCAATAACACTTGACCCGAAAGACCTTGATGCAAACAATAATTTCTATGTTCGCAGATGGGACGTGCTGATGTTCAAGAATGAGGTCATGGCACAGGTCATATCTATTGATAAGACCACAGCGCCAACAGCACCAGTATTGACTCTTCAGCCTGTTAATCAGGCAGACAACATCCCTGCCATAGCTGCAGGTGAGACAATAGTTATCCGTACCGCAGCTTTCTCAGAAGGCGGTGGACAGCCGGATGCTGCTCTCTCAGGCACATGGGAGTATGACAACGATGCTCAGATTATAAAGGAAACGATTGGCTATACCGGAACAGAGATGGTCAACCAGGACTGGTTCGATGTCACAAGCGAAGGACAGAAGATTCCCGCATTTTACTACAAAGGGCAGATCGACATTGACTATCGTATGTCATTGAAGATTGATGGTGCTCTTCTTTGGGGAAGACGTGGGGATGGGTCAATAACTGACCCAGTAACAGGGAGGGTTGTTAAATTCACAGAAGGTGCAATACCTTATGTACGCAGGGTAGGTAATGAGCAATCATATACCGCAGGTGCCTTCGACATTGACGAATTTGACACAATGGACAACACCCTTGATCAGAACTTCGCAGGGAGTTATATCCTTGGACTGCTTGGCTTAAAACTCCATCAGGACGTGGAAAACTCCTTGAAAGACTATTTCCAGAACACTAACATCGTGTATGCGAAAGAGGCTATCAATGATGTTCTGTTTCACAGGAACGAAGCTCTCAGTGCTTCCGTCAACTTCACCTATCTGACAAAATCAGAAAGGACATTCCTGTTCAAGAGGATGGGAGTATTCAATAATCCAGAGGTTGAAGGGTCAACGGGATATACTGCAAATAAGTTAGGGCTCTTTATGCCTATCAACAAGAAAAAAGACCCTGTTTCTGGAAATATGGTTGATGCCATAGGCACAAGGTATCGTGCTCTTGGTGACTATTCCAGAAGGATGGAAGTATGGAAGGTTGGTGGTGTAGGTCGGTTCAAAGTAACCGAGTTTGATAAAGAGAACACCTATCAGAGATGTCATGTAGGGGCTCACTTCCGTGGAGGCAACCAGTTTGTCCTTCTCGAAGCAAGCTAATAATAAAATAAAGTAATCACGGATTAGGGTGTTCTCAAACAGGGCACCCTGTTTCCTTAAAATTAAATATTATGTTATACAAAAATGAAGAACAGTATTTACTTCAAAAACCGGACATTGATGCAATAGAAACTTTTTTCCATCATAAGTTTCCGGTAAGAATTGTTTTCCCTCCAGAGCGTATTCAGAAAAGCAGATTACCTCACAATAGACTCCCCGACAAACCAAACTCCATCACATTCAAACTGAAAGCTATTGTCAAGACAGACAAGGGCACTCAAACATGGAGATATGCAGAAAGCATGGTTGTCAACGAAAAAGGGATGAAAAAATACACGCCAACACATCTTCAGTTCATGGGTTCAATGTACTTCAACAGGAACGATATTGAGCTTATTTATTTCCTTTTGAGAAAATGTGAGCATTGTTTTGGTGGAGATAATTATAAAGGGTCAAGACCAAAATTCATGTTTGAAGACCTTGTGACAGAAGCAGAAAAAAGAGCAGAAAAGAAGGCAAGAGAATCACAGCTTGACATAATCCTTTACAACAAGGAATATGGCATGGAAGAAAGTAAGCTAAAAGATATTGCTATGGCTCTCGACATTACTGTTGCTGATAAAACTATGGCACAGATCAAGAACACCATCAGCGATAAAGTACACGGTATGAAAGATGGGTTTGACCGATTCTTTAACATGATCAACGCACCGGAAGAAATTGCAACACGTGTCAGGCTGAAAAAGGTCATTGACATGGGAGTTCTCATATTCCACGACAAAGATCGCTTGTGGCAATGGAAGACACCAACGGGAATAGAAAAGGTCACAGGAGGCAAGGTATCACCAAATAAGACACCTATGGAAAGTCTGTACGATCTCTACATGGGAGATGAGTCATTCCGTGACGATATACAAGCCGTTTTGCTCACCAAAAACCCAAAAGCAGGGAAGAAAAAAGAAGAAACCCCAGTGGAATAATTTTTTCCAACCTTTCCATACTTTACAATTGCCAACCGGATTCTTTTACAGAGTCCGGTTTTTTATTGCAAAAAATAATATAACTTTGACACAACTTAATAAAACATAAAACCATGGATAGTGAATTTAAGTTAATTGCAGCACGGGGATGTCAGATAGTTGTTGGAAGCGCAGCAACACCCGTGCTTACAGGATATGAGGCTTTTGGTGCTACCGTGAGAGTAGATGCCACACAGATAAAATCTATTACACAAAATGGAGTAGCTGTAACAAACAAGACCTATGAAAGTGTTGCATTGATTTTAAGTGAGTACATCTCATTTGAAACTCCAATAACATCAATTACACTCAACTCTGCAGCAGATTCCGTAACTCTCTGGCTCAAAAAAGCAAGATCATAAGTCATGCCTGGGATAAGCGGAATATATCAGATTCAGTCAAAAATTAAACCTGAACGGATTTATGTAGGTTCCGCTATTGATATTCAGAAAAGATGGAAAGATCATTTATATAGACTAAGGATAAATAGGCATATTAATAACAGACTTCAAAATCATTATAATAAATATGGAAAAAATGATCTTACTTTTTCCATATTAATTGGCTGTGCGAAAGAAGACTTGGTAGTTACTGAACAATTCTACATTGATTCAAAAAAATGTTGGTTTAATCTTTGCCCAAAAGCAGGTAATACATTTGGATTAAAACAGACAGATAAAGCTAAGCAGAACAATAGACTTGCAAAATTAGGCATAAAACATACTGATGAGCATAATGCTAAAATTGCCAAGGCTCAGTCAGGAGAAAATAATTCATTTTTTAACAAGCACCATTCGGAAGAATCAAAACAAAAAAAACGCGAATGGAATTTAATTCATGGTTTGAGACCACCTACATATCATGGAGGCAGATCAAAAGGGGCAAAAAATAAACCAAAACTTGAAACAGTAAATTTGAATTGATATGCCAGGCATTAATACTCATATTGGGATTAGAAGAATTGGGCTTTCTGGGATTTTAGGAAGTTCAAGTTACTGGAATACACTAATTTCAGCAACAGTTGAAGATGCTGCACCTACTCATGTTGTGATGACATTCTCTCAATCAAATAATAAGTTTGTTGCAAGTGATTTTACTATTGCAGGATTTACAGTTCTTAGTGGTTCATGGACGGGAAGTGTTTATACATTGGTTTTATCGGTTGCGGTTGTTTATGGAGATTCTTTGACAGTTGTATGGAAAGGGACAATGTCTCATGCGGTTACGAATAATGTTTTATTGCCAAATATATTACGATATTGGAAATATGATTCTATTGTACAGGCAGGAGGTTTGGTAAGTCAATTAACTGATCTGATGGGAAATGGTAATGCAACCCAATCAAATGATACTTATAAACCATTATTGGAGTCTAATTACGATAATTCTCCTGCTGGATTAAGATTTGGGTTTGCAGGTCGTCAGTATTTGGATTTTTCTCAAATTTCCTTAACTGATTTTACTATTCACATGGTTGTTAGGTGTAATGGAATTGGCATAGTATCTACCATTTTAGGAGGGGATGCTGCTGGAGCGAATGGCAGTGCAGTATTTGGATTTGGAGCATATTCTGTGTATTTAGGTACAGGTGCTCAGGATGCAAATAGTAATCAACTTATTACAAATAGTGAGAATTTACAGTTGCACGTAATAAGTATTCAAAATAATAAGATATATATTGACGGAGTAGAATCAACTTATGTTATAGACACTCCTTTAACATCTCTTGTTATTTCTCGCATTGGTCATTCAACTACACCGGGGAATACAAATTCATATTTTGAAGGTTTCCTTTACGAAATTATAATTGCTAACACACGTCATTCAAGAAATGATTTATTTAATTATTATTTCTATGCGAGGGATAAATATGGTATAAAAGTACCCACAGTAACTCATACTTGGACAGCAGATCATGTTGATTATATTAAAGGTAATTATCAGTTTGGTTTTACGAATAATACTATTTGGTTTAGTAATGACAAAGGAGTAACTCGTACAACAAAATCATTTGCAGATGCTTATAATATTACCAGTTCTTATATTTGGGATGATGGGACGGTATGGTTTTTTACGTTAGCAACTATATATGTGAGCCATGATGGGTTACAATCCTGGACAACAATTACTCCAAAAGACAGAAATGGGAATAATTATATTCCTCATACTCCCGTTAATGCCAGTTATCCGGGTAGTTATTATGCTCCATATTACGCAATGTCTTCTTGCCGTTGGGATATTAATGGAGTAGAAACGTTGGCATGGACAAATTATGGCAATTATGATTATGGGGCAAATCCGACTAATATTTATTTCTCTAATAATAGTGATAGTGTAGTTGTAACTTATCAATTTGGTCAATCTCCTGTTTTTAGAGATAACGGAGCAGCTTCTCCTGACCCTGCAACCGGAACTTTATTGGGTGATGCAACTAATCCTTATACTGTTAGACATGGACACTCAGTAGGTTTTGACACGGTTAATTTAATATTTTATGCTGCTTTTGGGGATGGAACTGCGGCAGAAGTAAACGCAAATACAAACAGTCTTAGATGGATGAAGGGAGTTTATGATGTTGGTACTGGCGTGATTGCATGGACACAACTAGCAGCTTATAATAACCCAACTACTAGGTGGAAATCAGTTGGTATTCATGTGTTCGGAGATTATATATATTGGGGAAGTGACGCCTCTTCAGGTTCAGGAGAAGAAGTAGGAATTTATAAATGTAAACCCGCTGATTTATTAGATGTAACAAAACATGAGCATTATTTATTTAATGATTTACCGATAGCAGGATCAGTACCATTAAAATTAGTATCAGCCGTTATAATGCATGCTGACGGTTTTGGTATTGCAACGGCATTTACTCAATCGGATTATGGTCGTCATGTTGTGGTAACACAAAACTGGTGGAAAAATTATACAGTTTATGAAGTTACTGATGCTGCTTTCAATACATATAATAGATTAATGGCAGATGGTAATGATTTTTATATGTATCATGTACGTCCAGAATGGGCAAATAACCAAACAGTCATAAAGTTAACAGTAGCAAAAGATACAAGTAGTCCGAAAGTAATATCGGATGGAGGTACTGCCCCGGTTATTTCTTCAGTCATTGTAGCAAATGCAACTCCAAATATTGTTACCATAACTTTTGATAAAGAAATAAACCTATTAAAAATTCCTTCAACTTCTAGTTTCAGTATTACTAATCATACAATAGCATCATTAAGTATAAGTTCAACGGGTATTGCCATTACCTGTAATGAAAATTTTGCTTATCAGGAATCTAGTACTATATCTTACAGTGGAACAATTCTTGAAGGATGGAACAATAAGCAAGTAGCGACTTTTTCAGGTCAGGCAATTACTAATAATATTCTGTCTCCTCCTATTGTTTCAACTGCTACAGTTGAAGATGGCGCACATGCAAACGTTGTTGTAACTTTTGATAAGAACATAAATACAAATTATGTTCCTGCAACTACTGATTTTGCTTTGGCAGGGAAGACAATAAATAATGTTGCTATTGCAGGTGCAGTGGTCACATTGACTGTTTCAGTTGCTTATGTTTATGGAGATAGTATAAGTTTAAATTATACAAAACCTGAATCACCTGAATCAAATTATTTAAGACCAGCTTTAGGTGTTGGTTATGTTGCTTCATTTTCTAACCAAACTGTAACAAATAATATTGCACAAACGGATGCAGGAGCAACTGCATTTTTAGCTAGAGCAGTTAATAGTTCTCCTAGTCAGGCACAGATAAATTTAGTTATAAAAACATTTGCTGACCTCAGAAGTGCAGGTTTGTTGTCTATTCTTAGTATGATGAACTTAGAATGGATTAATCAAACAGATAATTTACTTAACTGGTTATCCACTAATTTTAACTGGACTGTTACAGTTTCGCCAACATGGGTAAGTAAAGGTGGATGGACAGGAAACGGAAGTTCACAATTTATTAATATGAATTTTCCGCCAAATAATGCTGCTCCATACGCTCAAAATAGTGCTTGTTTTGGTGTAGAAATTGTTGATGTTACAGGCAAGACTGGATGTGCTTTGGGTATTTATGATAGCAATGCCTCAATAATAACCGCGTTAAATGTTGCAAGTGGGGTTGGGTATCAGAGGATTAATCAACTTGCTGGTGCATTATCTGATGTTCTGGTAACAGGTTATAATTGTGTTAATAGGTTAGCAACTCCGGCATTTAATTTATGGAAAAATGCAACAAAAGTTAATGGAAGTGGTGCTTCTATTGCTCTTACAGCATATAGTCCGATACTTTTAGCATTAAATATACAATATGATGCTACTGTTAGGCCGGGTAGTTTTGGAAATTATACTATAAAGAAAACGTGGGCAGGTGGTGGATTATCTGATCAGAATTGGTCTGATTTAATGACGATACTTAGTTATTATTCAGCACATATTTAGGTTCGATGGATTGCAACGAAACGAAATGAAAGAGAAATTTAAAATAGCAACCTGGTTTAAAAATCTTTCAGAAGGATGGAAGACAATAACTCTTTTGACTTGTTCAACAAAAATGAATAAATGACATGCCTCGAAAAATTACTATAAAGAAGTCTCCTGCTACAAAAGAAAGGGTTGTAGTCAAGCATAGCTGTACACAAAAGGAGTCTATTAAGCATCTTCTTGATAATACAAACAAGCTCAGTGTTATTATCACAGGTAATGGAGAGCCAGATAAAGGACTTTGCAGACAGGTGGCATTGATTGGGGAAAGACAGAAAGGGGTATTGGAAAAATTAGGGGAAATACACACCTCGCTCAATGAATATCATACAGAGACAGTAAATGCAAAAGAAACAGCATTAACTGTAAAGAGCGGATTTGAAAGGTATAAAACAGAGACAGAAAGCATTGACAAGGAAAGGAAAGAAGCAGCAGGAAGGGTAGCTAGAACTATTGGGATTATTATTGCAGCACTGGGGCTAATAACCTCAACATATTTTGCTATCTCTAATAACAAAAAAATAACTAATGGGCAAGAATATCACGAATATAAAAGTAATTTGCAGATGGAACAGCAAAAAGGGTATCTCCCTACTGAGAGGAGTATACCGATGGGAGCAATTACAGATACCGCACGTGAAGATACAACAATGAAGAAATGAAACTAATTATCAGTCGTACATATAATCCAAATGAAACGAAGGGGTGCATGATGGTACTTGATGGGAGTGTTTTGTTGTTTAATTGCAAGTGCTTGGAACTTCCTTCAAATGGCAATCTTGTTGATGTGAGTTGTATAAATGAGGGTGCTTATGATACGATAAAATATAATTCTCCGACAAAAGGTATGGTGTTCCTTCTTCAAAATGTACCAGGGCGAGATGGCATAGAGATACACGTGGGGAATTATGCAGTCGGCAAAAAAGTTGATACTGATGGTTGCATCCTTCCTGGGATGGCATTCGTGGACATTAATGACGATGGTAATCTGGATGTAAGTGACAGTAAAATAGCATTGGGTAAGTTGATGGCGATATTGCCGGATAAATTCAAAACTGTAATTCTATGACACTCGGGGCAATGTTCGATTTATTGAATTTCATCGGAAATAAAGACTTCGATGGTAATATCATCACACCTGATAGGTTCAATCAACTTATCAAAGTAGTGAACATTGATCTTTTTCGCAGGAAGTATGGATTGCCAGAAGGGTATCAGCCGGGACGACCTATTCCCCATGAGTACATAGAGATTTCGCAAAAGAACCTGGATGACATGAAAGTGTTCAAGGTATTTCTGAAAAACGTGCCAGTAGTGAATGGGAAAGTATCTTATCCTGCAGACTATTGTCATAAAGCAGAGTTGACGAATAATTTCACTATTAAAATAAACAAGGTAGATGTAGTGCTGCCGAAAGGATTGGAGGTTCTTAATGAGTCACAATTATCGAGTAGACTTGGGAATTATACCAAAAGACCCGTATCACGAATGCCTATATGTACCTTTCGTAGCGATGCGATTTATGTATGGCCTTTTCAGGTGGCTGATAATGTGACCGATCCTATAACACAGATTGATATGGCATATTATAGATGGCCTAAAGACCCAGTATTCGCATACACGGAGAGTGATGGATTTATTACATACGATGCTGTGAACTCAGTAGAATGTGAGTGGCCTCGGGATGAACACTTGACGTTAGTTCGTTTGATGTTACAATACATAGGTATTAATTTAAGAGAAAATGATATTTTGAGTTATTCAGAATTAAAATTAAAGGAGGGATGAAGTCATGCCATACAAATCTAATGCTCAGAGGAAAAAAATTCATGTGCTTGAAGCACAGGGGAAAATTTCACACAAGACCGTGAAAGAGTGGGATAAGGCTAGTAAGGGTCGCAAGTTACCTGAACATGTTCGTAAAAGAAAAGTATAAGCTATGAAAATCATAGAATACGTAGATCTTATCCAGGATTTCTTCGCAAATGATATTGTAGGAGATCAAAAGTCCGTATATCATCCCGGTGTCATCATCGGGCATCTGCGTGATGTATTCCGGCAGATCATCTATGAGACATGGGAGAAAGGCAAACGTGAGAGTGATTTTAGTCAACTCGATGCGTGGGCACGCACATATACTGTTCCATTGCAGAGTCAAACCCCTACCACAGCATATTGTTTTCTTCCCATTACTCCTATTCTCTTGCCAGACGGACTTGGTATAAGACAAGTCTGTGATAATGCTAATAATGCTAATGTTTTTGCACCAATAGAAGCAGGTGCGAATGTTGTATTTGCGGAACTGGAAGTGGATATGATGGACACGACACCAACTTACAGGCTTGAACAGAATAATCTTGCCACATCAGATGGGGAGGCAAGCCACATATTAAAACTTGACAGGTTGCCTACCAATCCGGCAATAACAAATCTTGATATACTTATGGTAGTCAGCCTTGAACAGCTTGGCGACTATGATGAAGCACCAATACCTGCAGGAGAGGAAGATAACATTGTGCAGAGGGTTATTGATGTGATGATGCACAAGCCAAAGCCAGACCCTACAATTGATTCAGAACCGACAACATAATAATTATGATTCATTCAGTAATATATCAGATTCAGTCGAAGATTAAGCCAGAAAGAATTTATATTGGCAGCACAAATAGATTTTCTCATAGGAAAAATCAACACCTAAATAGTCTTAGGAATGGAACTCACAAGACTGCTAAAATAGTGCGTCATTGCAATAAATACGGCATTGATGATTTGGTTTTCTCAGTAATAGAACCATGTTTCCCTGAATTTTTAATAGAAAGAGAACAATACTATCTTGACCTTTTGCAACCGTTTTTCAACACGCGAAAAATTGCAGATAGTTGTTTGGGTGTTAAATGTTCCGATGAGAAAAAAGAGAAACTTAGAATTGCTAATAAAGGACATAAAATATCAGAAGAACAGAAGCAGCAACTCAGAATTGCTAATTTAGGCAAAAAGCAGTCTGCGGAGACTATAAGAAAGAAAATAAAAGCGCATATGGGAAAAAAAAATATTCCTGAAACGATTGAGAAAATGAGAATTGCTGCAACAGGAAGACATCATTCAGAAGAAACAAAAATGAAATTAAGGTTGATTAATCTAGGAAAAACTTACGTTCGTTCTGATGAAACACGAAAAAGATTATCTGAATCATTAAAGGGCAACAGGAATTGTGTCGGTCATAAAATCACACAAGAGCACATTGAAAGGTTAAGGGAAAGTTTAATAGGCAATAAACATTACCTTTATAGAAAAAGTGAACAACTTAAAATGAAAAAATTAGCATAGAATGTCAACTACAACGCCAAGGACAACGGGATTGGTAACGCCAAGATATGTAGTAATGAGCGTACTGAATCGCATTGGGGATTACTCAATGAAATCCTATAAACGACTTATGCAAATTTGCTTGGAAGGTTTTATGGAATTAAATTTATGGCACATGGACGCAGGTCATGATGTAGTCTATCTTCATATGTCACTTGCAAAAACCTGTAATCTTCCTCCCGATTATGTTGATTGGGTGAAATTGGGTTATCCTGTTAATGGTAAACTTAGAGCAATTACTAATAAGGAAAGTCTTTTATTGCCTAGAGTTTTTGATGACGGTACTCCTGTTGGAAATATTGATTCATCAAATACAGATGAAAGCATGGGAGGTGCTATTTTCTTTGATTCACATTGGAGAAATGGGCAATATATTGGTGGTCTTTTCGGCCTTCCAGGTGGAATAGACCGTGCTTATTTCCGTTTTGATATGGATCAAAGGCAAATAATATTTTCTGGTTTAACACCTCGTTCTGAAGTTGTTTTAGAATATATGACGACAGGATTGAAAACCAATGGGACTTCTTTAATACCTAGAGAAGCTGTGCCTGCACTCAGGACATATGTTGAGTGGCAAATGATTTCCATGGACATGACAGGATTCATGACAGGGAGAGCGCAGCAGAAAGCAACGAT